TACTGAATACGACTTTAGTACAAAGGAATACCTTCAGTTTGATGGCAATGCTTATATCGTTTTAGAAGAAGGCGATAGAATTCAAATTACTACTCAATCTGCTAGTAGCTTTAGTTTTATTGCAACATTTGAGGTTCAGGGAGCACAACGAACATGACCTACTTAGAACTTGTGAATGATGTTCTCACTCGATTGCGTGAGACAACTGTTTCTACAGTCTCAGAAACAACTTATTCCGCATTGGTTGGCAAGTTTGTCAATGATGCAAAACGTCAGATTGAAGACTCCTATAATTGGAATGTCTTGGGACAAACAATTACAGTTACGACTACCAGTGGCACAAGTTCCTATTCATTGACAGGTGCGGGTCAGAAGTTTCGTATCAATGACGCTATCAACACTACCAGTGTTATTACCTTATATAACACCACGACTGCGGACATGAACCGCAAACTCAACTTTGGTACGCCTTCACAGTCTATTCCTTCAGAGTTCTGCTTTAGTGGTGTAGATGGTAGTGGCGACACAAAGATTGACCTGTTTCCCGTTCCTGATGGTGTCTATACACTGAAGTTTGATTTGACCATCCCACAGGCTAATCTGTCTGCTGATGGCACTTCAGTCAAAGTATTGGACTATTTGGTTGCCCAAAGTGCTTATGCTCGTGGTTTGATTGAGCGTGGTGAGGATGGAGGTACTGCTTCTAATGAAGCGTACGCTTTGTTCCGTGGAATGCTATCTGACGCTATTGCATTGGAAAGCACTCGTTACCCTGAAGATAACTTTGTGGCGGTCTAATGGCAGCTCCTCTACAAAGTCAAAGCATTAGCGCACCAGGCTTTTTTGGCCTGAACACGCAAGACTCGCCACTAGATTTATCTTCTGGCTTTGCTTTAACTGCTTCTAACTGTGTGATTGACCAATTTGGTCGTATTGGCGCACGCAAGGGATACACTCTTATTAACGCCTCATCAGGCAATCTAGGCTCTAACAATGTGGGTGTAATCCATGAATTAGTCCAAACTGATGGCACTTTGACTGTTTTGTTTGCGGGGAATAACAAGTTATTCAAACTTGGCACTTCTAACGCAGTGACTGAGTTGACCTATGGTGGTGGAGGAACAGCTCCTACTATCACAGCATCTAATTGGCAATGTGCATCTTTGAATGGCATAGCTTATTTCTTCCAAACTGGTCACGATCCACTCATCTTTGACCCCGCAGTAAGTACAACTACTTATCGCAGAGTCTCTGAGAAGTCAGGTTATGTAGCTACTGTTCCGCAAGCAAACATTGCTATCTCAGCATTTGGTCGTTTGTGGGTAGCTAATACATCTACAGATAAGGTCACGATTACTTTCTCTGATCTGATTGCGGGTCATGTATGGGGTGGTGGTACATCGGGCACTTTAGATGTTTCTAGGGTATGGCCTAATGGTGCTGATGAGATCATGGGTCTAGCGGCTCACAATGATTTCTTTTTCATCTTTGGCAAGAGGCAGATTCTTGTTTACTCAGGTGCTTCTACTCCCGCATCCTTGGTTCTGTCAGACACAGTAGGCTCTATTGGTTGTATTGCTAGAGACACTATTCAGTCAATTGGTACTGATGTGATCTTCTTGTCAGACTCTGGGGTTCGTTCTCTGATGAGGACAATCCAAGAGAAGTCTGCACCCCTCAGAGACTTGTCTAAGAATGTGCGTTCTGACCTTATTTCATCTTTGGCGGTAGAGACTTTGGCTAATCTGAAGTCTGTTTACTCAGAGAAGAATGCCTTTTACTTGCTGACGCTTCCAGTAACAGGTCAAGTCTTCTGCTTTGATACAAAAATGCAATTGCAAGATGGTGCTTTTAGAGTAACCAAGTGGGACTCAATTACGCCTACAGCTTTGTACTCACTACGCAATGGTGATTTGTATATTGGCAAACAAGGCTTTATTGGCAAGTATGGAAGTTTCTTAGATAACACTTCTACTTACCGATTGAGCTACTTTACCAACCATGCAGACCTTGGTAATGAGAATCAGATTTCTATTCTCAAACGAATCAAGGCCATCGTTATTGGCGGCTCTGACCAGTTTGTGACGATCAAGTGGGGCTTTGACTTTGCTGCCAACTATCTGTCTGGCAATGCTTACATTCCTGAGCAAGCAAACTATGAGTATGGCCTAGCTGAGTATGGCGTGGCTGAATACTCGGGTGGACTCTTGATTAAGACGCTAGACGTGAATGCTTCTGGTGCGGGAAAGATTGTTCAAACAGGTTACGAAACCACTATCAACGGCACTCAACTGTCAATTCAGAAGATTGAAATTCAATCTAAGAACGGGAAAATATCATGAGTAACTACACAAAAAGTACCAACTTTGCGACTAAAGACAACCTCACGCCTGGTGATCCACTCAAGGTCGTCCGAGGTACTGAAATTGATACTGAGTTCAATAACATTGCTACTGCTGTTGCGACAAAGACAGATAACTCTGCTGCCGCAATTACTGGTGGTTCTATTACAGGTATTACAGACTTAGCAGTTGCTGATGGTGGCACAGGTGCTTCTACTGCGGCTGGTGCTCTGAATAACCTCTTGCCTAGCCAAACAAGCAATGCTAACAAGTATCTTCAAACTGATGGCACAAATGCTTCATGGGATGCGGTTACTCTTTCTACTGCTGACATTACAGGCACTCTAGCGGTAGCAAATGGTGGTACTGGTGTAACTAGCTCAACAGGTACAGGCTCAGTAGTGTTGTCAAACTCGCCAACACTGGTGACTCCCGCATTGGGAACACCATCTGCTTTGGTAGGCACAAACATCACAGGTACTGCTTCTGGCTTAACTGCGGGTAATGTCACAACTAACGCTAACTTAACAGGTGCAGTCACTTCTGTTGGCAATGCTACCTCTTTGGGTTCATTTACTTCATCTCAATTAGCGGGTGCTTTGACAGATGAAACTGGTAGTGGTTCAGCAGTATTTGCTACCTCTCCTACCTTAGTAACTCCTATCCTTGGAACACCCACTAGCGCAACTTTAACGAACGCTACAGGCTTGCCAATCTCTACGGGGGTGTCAGGTCTAGGTACTGGCATTGCAACTGCTCTAGCGGTCAATACAGGCTCTGCTGGTGCGCCAGTATTGTTCAATGGTGCATTGGGTACACCTTCTAGCGGTACTGTAACTAACCTAACAGGTACAGCCTCTATCAACATCAATGGTACTGTGGGTGCTACTACAGCTACTACTGGTGCTTTTACAACTTTGTCAGCATCAGGTGCTTTCTCAGCTAATGGCGGAGCAACATTAGGAGATGCAAGCGGAGATGCTTTAACAATTAACTCTAGTGCAGTATCTATTCCTAATGGATTGAACTTTGATAGCAATACTTTAGTTATTGATGCTACTAATAATAGAGTTGGTGTAGGTACTAGTAGTCCAGTTTATCCTCTTGTTGTAAGCAGTGCTTCTAGTACACAATTACAAATTTTAGCTGGTAATACAAGTGATGCAGTATTGCTCTTTGGCGATACTGATGCCAATGCTATTGGGCGAGTTACTTATGCTCACGCAGACAATTCAATGCGTTTTTCTGCAAATAACGCTGAGTATATGCGTATTACTAGTGCTGGTAATGTAGGTATAGGCACTTCGTCACCTAACTATTTATTTTCTGCGCAAGCCAATTCGGTACAGATGGGATTTTCACCGCAATCAGGTATTGGTTATTTAGGAAATTACAGCAATGTGCCTTTAGCAATTGTAGTAAATAACGCTGAAAAGGCTCGATTTGATACCTCAGGCAATCTAGGCTTGGGAGTTACTCCGAGTGCTTGGATTGGAAAAGCATTGCAAATAGGTCTTTACAGCGGATTTGGTATTGATGCCAATGGTAATGCTTTTATGGCAAACAATGCGTATAACGATACTGGTAGCAGTTATCGATATGTTGCAAGTAGCCTAGGTGCAACTCAATATAGACAAGCATTTGGCGTACACCAATGGTACAACGCCCCATCAGGCACAGCAGGAAACGCTATCACCTTTACTCAGGCGATGACTCTGGATGCCAGTGGGAATTTGTTGGTGGGGACTACGGCTGTTGGCATGACTGCTGGTGGTGTTCGTTTGAAAAATGGTGGCGGAAACCTCGGTGAAATTGCGTTGTCAAACAACTCAGGTTCAGCTGATTATGTTGCTAGGTTTTTATGGGGTTCTAGTGGAACTCTGGTGGGGAATATCACAGTTTCATCAACTGCAACATCGTATGTCACCTCCTCTGACTACCGCCTGAAAAACTCGGTAGCACTTATGACAGGCGCATTGGCAAAGGTTGCTCAACTTAAACCAGTAACTTACAAATGGAACGCTGACGGCTCTGATGGCGAAGGTTTTATTGCTCACGAATTGGCTGAAGTTTGCCCTCATGCCGTGGTTGGTGAAAAAGATGCTGTGGATGAAGATGGCAATCCTAAATACCAAGGAATTGACACATCATTCTTGGTGGCTACATTGACTGCGGCTATTCAAGAACTCAAAGCAGAATTCGATGCCTACAAAGCATCACACCCATAAACTGAAAGGTAAATTATGACAACGACTTGGACTATCTCAACACTTGAGCGTGAAACCTCAAACGGCTTTGTAACAACTGCACACTGGCAAGCCACAGCAGTAGATGGAGACTACACAGCCTCTATTTACTCAACTTGCTCATGGGCTGATGGAACACCAACGATTCCCTATGCAGACCTTACACAAGAAACAGTCCTTGGTTGGGTATGGGCTAATGGTGTTGATAAACAAGCTACTGAAGATGCTCTGGCGGCTAATATTGCTTTGCAGAAGAATCCTGTAACTGCTACTGGCACACCTTGGAGTGCAGCATGAAATTAGAGTTAGACGTTAACGAGATTAACTTTGTATTGCAGACCCTTGGTGAATTGCCAAGCAAGTCAGGCGTCTGGCCTCTGATTCTTAAAATAAAAGAACAGGCTGAAGCGCAAGTTCCTAAAGAAGCGGAGTAAACATCATGGCCATAACAGATAAGCAAATCTTTGATTTTTTCTTAGGAAATCCTACGGATGCCCAAACTTTTGAGGCTATGAAAACCTTTGGGATTTCGCCACAAAGAATAGCTACTGCTACTGGCACTAAAGTAGAAGATATTATTCCTAGATTAGCTCCATTTCTTCCTCAAAATCAAGCGATATTGTTTGGTGATACATGGGTTCAAGCCTCATATCGAACTATTGGTTCTGGTGAATCTCAAGAGATTGGCCCATTAGAAAACATATATATATCCCAAACTACAGGTGGTGTAAATGACAAACAGCCTGTTGGAACGCCAGTACAAGTTTACAGTCCTGAAGGTAAATTAGTAAACACAATCAAAACCAAGAAAGATCAATCATTTTTTGGTGGCTTAGTAAGTGCGCTTAAAGACCCTGTAGTTTTAGCCGCTTTAGGCGGTGCTGCTGCAGGTGGACTATTAAGTGGTGCGGGTACTGCGGCTACTGTTGGCTCTACAGGTTTAACAACAGCTCAACTTGCTCAACTTGATCTTGCTTTGGGTGGTGCTGGTGGTTCTGCTGGTGCTAGTTCTCTTGCGGGTGCATTGACTACTGGTGCAAATGTTGGCACTTTAACCAACTTAACTGGTGGTAGTGGAGTTACAACTGGCACACAAGCTGGAATTACGGCTCAATCTGTTGCAGATAAGTTGGCGGCTGATGCTGCGGCTCAAGCTCAAGCTAAGATTGCCGCTGATGCGATTGCCGCTGATGCCGCTGCTCAGGCTAAGATTGCGGCTGATGCTGCGGCTAAGGCTAATCTGGCTACTAAGGCCGCTGCTGATGCGGCTGCTGCCAAGGCTAGTGCTGACGCTGCTATTGCTAAAGCTACTGCTGATGCCGCTGCCGCCTCAAAAGCCGCTGCTGATATTGCTGCGGCTAAGGCTGCTGCTGATGCTACTGCCTTGGCTAGTACAACAGGTTTAGGCTCATCATTAGGTACTGGATTAACAGCGGGTAGTGCTGGTTTAGGTTTAAATGCAGCGGGTACGGCAGGCCTTGGAGCCGCAGGTACTGGTGCAGGTATTACTGCGGGCACTGGATTGGGTACAGGTGTTTTATCTGGTTCTACATTAGGAACTGGTTTGCTTGGCACAGCGGCAGGGGCTGCTGGCTTAACTGGTACGGGCATTTTGGCAGGTTCTACTCTCGGAACAAGTCTTCTGGGGACTACGGGTACTGGTGCTTTAACAGGTACAGGCGTATTAACTGGTTCTGGACTTGGCACACAATTACTAGGAACTGGTGCGGGAACAGCGGCTACAGTGGGTGGTTTAGGTAATACAGTTGCTAATCTTGGTACTGGTGCTTTAACTACTGGTCTTGAGGGATTAAGCACTGGTTTGACAGGGCTTGGTACTGGCTTAACTTCTGGATTGTCGGGTCTTGGTACAGGTCTTGGTACTGGATTAACTGGTTTGGGAACTGGAATTGGTACTGGTCTTACAAATGCGGCTTTGGCAAACCTTATTTCTACTGGTTTAACTACTGGTGCGGGTCTTCTGCAACAACAAACATCAAAAGAAGCTGCTCAACGTGCGCAAGCAATGATTGATGCTGAGACTGCGGCTGCCAAACAATCTGCGGCATTCCGTCCTATTGGAATGACTACTCGGTTTGGTACTTCACAGTTTGCAGTCGATCCAGTAACAGGTCAATTGACAAGCGCAGGGTACACACTAAGTCCTGAGGCCAAGAATGCTCAAGACCGCTTAGTTAAGTTGGCTGAGTCTGGTTTAGTACAAGCAGAAGGCGCACAAGCACAGTTTGCTCCTCTACAAACAGGCGCACAAGCTTTGTTTGGTTTGGGCAATCAATACTTGGCTCAAAGTCCTCAAGATGTTGCTCAGAATTATCTAAATCAGCAGATGGCTTTGTTGCAACCTGGTCGTGAGTTAGAGTTGGCTAATCTGCAAAACAGACTCCAACAACAAGGTCGTGGCGGTCTCTCTGTTGCTCAAGGTGGTACTTTGGGTGCTACTACTCCTGAACTGCAAGCTCTGTATAACGCTCGTGCTACTCAGGAAGCACAATTGGCGGCACAAGCTCAACAAGCTGGTCAACAACAGGTTGCGTTTGGTGCGGGACTATTGGGTACAGGCGCACAGACTATGGGTCAATACTATGGTGGTCAACAAGCCGCTTATCAGCCCTACACGACTGCTTTGGGTCAGGTTCAAGGCTTGGAGCAAATGGCACAACAACCCTTCACAATGGCTCAAACCTTGGCTCAACAATCATCTGCTGCGGGTGCAAGGATGGGTGAATTAGGACTTGGTGGTGCTAAATTAAGTACTGCCTTGGCAACTAGCCCTGCAGCTACTGCTAATCTTTATTCAACAGCTTTAGGTGGATTAGGTGCTTCACCCGCCTTTGGTCAGGTTGCGGGTGGTTTGTTAGGTGGAGGCTTGTCTGGATTGCAATCTATGTTTAGCAATACTGGTTTAGGCACATCAGGATTTGGAACTGGTTTGGCTTATGGCAACCAAGACCTTGGCTTATATTTGTAAGGATTCATCATGGCAGAAAATATCGTAGCGGGTTTGTTTGGTTTAACCCCACAAATGTATGGTGAGCAACAAAGAACAAGTGCTTTGGCAGAAGGCATTAGGTTAGCTCAACTAGACCCTGCGGCTCGTGGTGCGGCAATGACCTATGCGGGTGCTAGAGGTCTTGGTAACGCTATTGGCGGTGCTTTTGGAATAGAAGACCCACAACTGAAAATGATTAGTGCTAGAAACACTATTGCCCAACAGATAGATCAAGGTGATCCTGAGTCCATCCTAAAAGGCGCTCAGATGTTGTCGCAAATGGGCGATCAACAAGGTGCTATGGCTTTGGCTCAATATGCTCGTCAAGCACAAGTTCAAATTGCTGAACAACAACAGCGTTTGGCGGCAGGCAAAGCATCTTTGGCATCGGCAGCTCGTGAGCGTTTACAAGGAGTTGATAAAGATATTCAGATTGCCAATGAACTTTCTACTATACAAGATACACTTGACCAACTTAAAGCTCAACCAGCATCACCAGAACGTGATCGTGCAATGAATTTGTTGACAACTCGCTATACAGAACTTCAGCGGTTAACATCCAAAGGGGATAAAGACAAGCCTATTGCATCTGGTACAGACAGAGATGCGTATTCACGAGAAATGTATGATAACAAAATATATGTTGATTTAACGCCAGTACAGAAGGCGGCAGTAAATAAGCGTATTCAAGATGAAGAAGGTACAAAAGCTGAAAAGGGCGCTTCTAAAACCATTTTGCCTGGTCAACCAGTACCTACAAAAGATTGGATGGACTTTACCCAAAAGGTTTTGAGTGGTGATCCTGTAATGCAACGCACCTCTACGATTCTTTCTGATGCACCAAGTGCTATTGAAATTATTAGAAACTCAACAAGCAATGATTTTGCTGCGGCTTCTTTGCCAACTTCAATAGCATTGTTGACGGGTCAGGGTAAGAATATGTCAAATGCTGATGTCAACAGGTTTGCCCGTACTGGTGGACTTGATGATCGTTTGGCACAAGATGCTGTTAAATTCTTTACTGGTGGTACAACACAAGTTAAGAAAGACCAAGCAGAGAAGTTTGCTGTTGCCCTATATCGTGGTGCTTTACTTGAGCGCAAGAAAAAACTAGAGTCGGCAGCAGAAGAGTTTGGCTATACCGAGTCACCAAACTACAAAGTTGCACTAAGAAACATTGATAGTCAACTTGCTCAGTTTAAACTTGTTAAAAAAGGTGAAAAAGCACCAGCTGCAACAAAAACTGGCAATCCTTTAGTTGACAAGTGGCTATCCACTGATGCGGAGAAATAATAATGGCAACTTATGAACAAGTAATAGAAGCATTGCGTAGGGCAGATGAGGCAGGTAATGCTGACGATGCTCGAAAACTTGCTCAAATGGCTTCTGAACTGCGCCCACAAGGTGCTGGTGGTGGTCGTGGCTTTCTTGGTGGCCCTACTGCAGAAGGAAAAGCTAGAGCCGCTACGGGACTTGGTGAACTGTTATATGAAAGTGTAAAGAAGGGTGTTACACAACCATTTGCTAGGGCTACAGCAGGTAGTGCCATGCAAACAGGCACATTCGCTGGTGCGTTTCCTACTCAACCTGAATTAGAACCCATCACAACAGAGAGTGTTCAAAGAGGCATGGGAGTAGACACAGGTATTCGCCCTGCAACA